TACTGACCTCGAATTTGTCAGAACGAGTATCCAGCCCGCATTCCTCACGTATGGTTTTAAGCTCAAGATTGAGCAAGTAACGGACGTGTTTGAGGAAATAACCTTCTGCCAGAGCCACCCCGTGAAAACCGGTCGTGGATGGCTGATGGTGCGCGATTATCATAAAGTATTTTCAAGTTCTCTTACTGGGACGAAATACAAGCAGCAGGCACCAGAGCAGCGACAACGTCAAGTGCGAGCCGTTGGATTATGTGAGATGGCCTTAAACCAAGGCGTCCCCGTACTTCAGGAGTTCGCGCTTATGTTGTTACGTAACACATCTCAGGTTGCCAGGCACAGAATCATGCAGGTACATGAGTCTGAGGGTTTGTACATAAGAGCGAGGCAAGAGTTTCGCTATCTGTCTATGGAGATGTACACCCTGCTGCCGCCAGATCCCGTAACTCAAGATGCCCGTTTGTCGTTCTTCAAGGCATATGGGGTTACACCGGCTGACCAGGTTCATCTGGAGAGCAGGTTAAAGGGAGTGGTCCTGAATTTTGCTGGGGAGTACGCATTACTACCCCCAATACGTGGCGAGGAGGGTGTGACGCACGATACCTACGCCCCGGAGGCGTACCCCCTGTAGGGATGCCCAAAAAGAATGGCAATCCCAAGAAATTAAGTCAGGATAAAAAGAAACCAAAAGTTGCGCTCGCCAAGCGCAACAAGCGTCTGGGCCGCACCGCGCCGTCAACGTCGCGGAAGGGCCAGAATGCTAAATTGTTTAATATGGGAGATGAGAAGGAACGAAAGAATTATACGTCGAAGGTTCGCAAGGGTGGCCCGGAGGCACTGATGGACGTGATGAAAGTCAACGCCCAGGTCTATGCCCAGTCACTCTGCGATCCTTTCAACGTTAGGGGAGCGCGTATCCCCGACGCTAGTCCATACCCTTCAACCGTGGGTAGTTCTATTATGCGTTATCAGCCCGGACAGGTGACTGATAGTGTAGCACCAAATGTAGAATACTGCGGTATGTGTTTTGGCCTGAACGTCTCCATGGGGGGCGCTTGGACCTCAACGATAACGGCGGCAGCGAGTGCATCGATCACTTGGACCGGTGCAATTCACCCGCATAATGCCACGTTTATCAATGAATTTGGGTATGTTCGGAGCGTCTCAATGGGGATACGGACTCTAAACATTTCCAAGCTGGTCGAACGAGGGGGCGCATTTTATATAGCGTATGCAGCAGCACCTCCCACAACTACTATACTTGATGATCTCAAGCTTAGTGACGAGTGTGAGGTGTATGACTCCGCCCGTTTGGAGGAAGAGGGCATCTCAGCTGTATGGGTGCCACTCTCCCGCACAGCTACGTTTAGAGGCGCCGCCGCCGCCCAAGGGCATATGCAACCGTCCGGTCAAACCTATGTGGATCCCGCGTGTGACACCGGCGATCTTTTTGACGATTGCTATATTTACATTTGGGTGGAGGCAGAGAGTGGATCAGATGTCACCATGGAGTTCGAACAAGTTCACAACTGGGAAGCGATTCCCCATCCAGCGAACGAGTTCCTATTCGAAAGGAAAGCTGTCGTCTCTTCTGATGAGGCGATAGCTTTGGCGAGGCAGAACACTAGTGCTCCGGCTGTAGCAACAGCCGCTCGCCACTCTGGTTCACTTTCCGCACCCCAACCGAAAGGTAAGTCCTTTTGGTCGCAAATTGAGTCATTAGCGATGAAGGGTTTGAGCATGCTACCTGGCTTGCTCTTCTCCGCTGATGACCTCCACAAGCATCAACTCGCCAATTTAATGGGGCGAGTGCAACTTTCGCCACGATATGTTAAGGAGAATTCGAAGCTAACCTTGGCTGAGTTCAGTTATTTGCTTCTGGATGAGCCCGTAATTGTGGAATCGAAGGATGTAAAGGAAAGTAAGGAATTACCCCTCCAAAATTATTCGAGTATGCGT